AATATAGAAAAAAAATTATGTGGAGTCCGTATTGGATTTTTAAGTCAAACATACCTGATAATATATGTGATCAAATTATTGATTGTTCAAGCAAAAATGAATTTCAAAAAGGATTGACTGCAAACGGTAAAGGTGACAAAGGTAGAAAAGTTGATGTAAAATTTTTGTACGAAGAATTTAATTGGATTAATTCATTAATGTATGGATATGCTATGTTTGCTAATGGTCAAAATTTTAAGTATGATTTATCTTTAAATGATAGAGAGCCTCCACAACTTTCATATTATAAGTTAGGGCAATATTATAGAAAACATATGGATTTTGATGGGTCTAGTGAAAATGTTGCTCACACTAGAAAATTGAGCGTGAGTCTTCAATTATCAGATGGAAAATCTTATGATGGAGGGTATTTAATTTTGTATTATGATGAACAAAGACATCTAATTCCTAAATCTAAAGGCACAATCGTAGTATTTGATAGTAGAATTACGCATGAAGTTACACCTGTAACTAGGGGTGAGAGATATTCTTTAGTAAAATGGATACACGGTGATAAACCTCTTGCATAATATTGTTTGTATGCTATAATAAATGAAACTTAGTTTTATGGATAGAGACAAACTTAAAATTATAGTGTCTGATCTTGAGATGTTATTGTCTGCACTGAAAGCAGAAGTATTCTCAGACACTGAGTCGTATAGATACTCAGACCTAGATCCAGTAGAACTGGACTATGATGACGAGTTCGAGGGAACATGACAGCAAGACTTATAAGCATCACACCTGATGCTGAAAAAACTATGGCATACATTGCCAGAGTATCTAACCCTGCTAATCAAGAGAATGATAACTACTCAGGTCTCTTGAAGTATTGTATCAAGCACAATCATTGGTCTGTGTTTGAGCAATCAACCATGACTGTAGAGATAGAGACCACTCGTGCTATCGCAGCACAAATTTTAAGACATAGGTCATTTACTTATCAAGAGTTCAGTCAGAGATATGCTGACGCTAAGTTACTTGAGACCATAGAATTACCAGAATTAAGAAGACAAGATACAAAGAATAGACAGAATAGTATCGATGATCTAGACCCAAAAGTTGTAGACAAACTCAACGCACAGATGAACACCCTTTTCAGCAGTGCATTTTCTCTATATAATCAAATGTTAGAGGAAGGAGTAGCAAAAGAATGTGCACGAATGGTACTACCTCTCTGCACTCCTACGAGGATATACATGACTGGTTCATGTAGATCATGGATACACTATATAAATTTGAGATCCGCTAATGGTACACAGAAAGAACACAAGTTGATTGCACAGGCAGTCAGAAAAATATTTGTTGAGCAGTTCCCTGCTGTGAGTGAGGCACTTGAATGGCAAAAATTGTCGGAATAAATTTAGCGAAAAACGGATCACTTGCCATCATTGAAGATGGTAAAATAAAATTATATTTGGAGGAGGAACGTGTCTCAAGAGTCAAAAGAGATGTCAGTGCGAAGACTCTTGCCGATAAGTATATTGATTCTAGTGTGGATGTTATTACCATATGTGATTGTTTTACAAGATATAATAAGAGAACCCATAGAGAAAGAACAGCAGCAAAAAATATCATTCTCAAAATTGCACGAGATAGGGGTGTACGTTTTGTAGACTATAGGGATAGACATCATGAGTGTCATGCTGCCAATGCATTATACAATTCACCTTTCGATGATGCTGCTGTACTGGTGATGGATGGTAAAGGATCATGGTATGAAGGATATTGTGAGACAGAGAGTATATTTGACAACCTTACCCCAGTATTCAAACACTACTCTACTTTTTACTGTGAGAAGGAGAGTGCATTAGAAGGTGAACCTCATTGGAGAGATGGTAACATGTACAGTAATCGAACAAGTGTTGGTCAAGCATTCAGAAGAGTGTCACGTTACTGTGGGTTTGATGAGATAGAGGCAGGTAAGACAATGGGTCTGTCCGCATATGGTCACCCTGCTACACCTGCTGACTTATTCATTGAAGAGTATGGTCATAGTCTATGCAGCACAGAGTTCAGTCCAGAAGGTAATAGCACAAAGTACACAGGTGCACCCTTACTTGAGGCAGATCTCGCTCTTAGATTACAAAAATCGGCAGAGAAGCATGCGATATACATGGTAAAAAAAGCACAAGAACTTACAAATAAAAAAAATATATGTGTTTCTGGTGGTTTTTTCTTGAATTGTGTGGCAAATTACACTATACTGAAGAGTACAGATGTAAATCTGTATGTAGACCCTATCGCATATGATGGTGGTCTTGCAATCGGTTCAGCATTGCTTGAATATTATGAACATTTTTGTCACTGACCCAAATCCAAACATATCTGCACAATGTCTGCCCGACAAGCACATTGTCAAGATGCCATTGGAAACATGTCAGATGCTTGCCATCGTTGCATCTGATAAATGGGGTCACAACTTTGGCACACTACCTAAGTTAGATGGTACACCATACAAAACAGAGAAGGGTGCATTTCGTAATCATCCCTGTACTGTATGGGCACAGACGCATTGGACATGGTTGATACTGCATGGTCTTGCTTTGTGTAATGAATATACACACAGATACGGTAAGAAACACAGTTGTCATTCAACTATTGCACACTGCACACACATATTTCCTTTGCAAGAATCTGATCCTACAGAATTTGCATTTGCAGGTCCTGATGAATTCAAATACGACACCAGTATTGACATCTTCACTGCCTACAAACGTTACATTGCATCTAAACCTTGGGTTGCAAACAATTATTTGCGTGACCCATCTCGTAAACCTACTTGGATATCATGAATCCCATTGACACAAATCGTATCGCTGTTGCACTTGAAAGAATTGCACAAGCACTAGAGCACTTGAACATAGAGCATGCTCACATAGATACTATCGATCACAATCACATTGAGAGTGACACTCCCGTTGAAGTAAACACACACGCTAAAACATGGTAAAATTATTTACAGCATGCCCTCCTGTCTACACATTACCAGGTACATGGGATGATCCTGAGAAAATAAAGAGATGTCAAGAGACATTGATACCACACCTAGAACTAGAACCTGAAACAGGTTTCTTAGTTTTTGTGGCACTACTTGTTTTTGGTCTTATCATATATGGTTTATATAAGACATTTGGTAAAGGTGGTGAAGGATTGAGAGATGAAATCAAAGAGCATGCTAGAATGCATGAACTCGGTATTGCTCATGGTCACGAGGGTGGTGGTGAAAGACCAGTCATGACTCAGAAAGCACAAGAGCAAGACTATCCACAACATCATCATAATGATTGACTCCCTATACCTAGGACCTGAATACGACCTTTCACATATTGAAGGTGATACAGTATGTTCTATGGACGTTGCAAAACTATTGGAGCAACAAAAAATTGTTGCAATATTTCAAGGAAGATCAGAGGCAGGACCTAGGGCATTGGGAAATCGTTCTATCTTATATGATCCAAGAGATCCATACGGTAAGGATAGATTGAATATGGTAAAAAATAGGGAACCCTTCAGACCATTTGCTTGCAGTGTACTATTACATCATGCACACAATTGGTTTGATATGGGTGGTCTTACTGAGTCACCTTTCATGATGTATGCTGTTGATGCACATCCTCATGCTTATGATAAGATACCTGCTGTATTACATGTAGATAAGACATGTAGAGTACAGACAGTGAGTATTCAAGATAACAAAAATTATTTTACCTTGATAGATTCTTTCTATCAACTAACAAAAACTCCTCTACTATTCAATACATCTTTCAATATGTCAGGTGAACCTCTAGTAGAGACACCAGAGGATGCTATAGATACATTTGAATCAAGTGCAATAGACTATTTGTATTTTCCAGAGGTGCAAAAACTCAGGGGAAAATGACTTTTCAATTACATAAATCTGGAAAAAAAATCTCCGCAAAATTTTCAGTCCTAGGGTTGAACCTATCAAATAATGGTTCAGTCTGTGTAATGAGAGATGGTGTATTAGATTTTTACCTTGAGTCGGAAAGAATTACTAGAAAGAAAAGAGATCATGCTGTAAGATCATTGATAAAATATATTGATGACATAGATGCAGTTGCCATATGTGACTCTGATTGGTCAGAAGATTCAAAGAAACTCATATCTGCATTAGACTTAAACGTGGTAAGAAGTAGGTTCCCTAACGCAGAGGTATTTGATTATAGATTAGAACACCATAAGTGTCATGCTGCTTCAGCATTTTATAACTCAGGTTATGATGATGCTATTGCAATAGTGGTAGACTCTAATGGATCAAAGACAGATGATGGTATAGAGATAGAAACAATATTTGACATTCCATCTTGGCAGGTGCTACACAAGAAGTATTGGTCACCTGATGATCAAGGCATTGGAAAAGAGTTTGAGTTTGTCTCTGTCGATTATGGTTTCCATAAAGATGATGCAGGTAAGGTCATGGGACTAGCAGCATATGGCAAGCATGAAGCATACTATGTGCAACAAGCATGGGAGAAAAGAGCACTTGAATTGTGTAGAATGTATAAAGATCGTAACCTTGTTTTATCTGGTGGATGTTTTCTCAATTGTGTGGTAAACTATAAGCTACAGAGGGAACTTGACGTTCGCATGAGGGTCATGCCTATCGCTCACGATGGTGGTACCTCTATAGGTGCTGCTTATCTTGCAACACTAAATAAATCACTCGCTAAAACACATGCCGACATACCCAATAAAGAACTTGAAGACAGGTGAGACAAAGGAACTCTCGATGTCAATGAAAGAATATGATCAATTTAGAAAGGACAATCCCGATTGGGATAAAGATTGGTCTAAGGGATCAGGAGGTGTAGTAAGTGCCACGGGTGACGTGTATAGTAGGACAGATGGTGGATGGAACGAGGTGCTATCAAAGGTAGCACAAGTGCCAGGTTCAAAGGTCAAACCACAAAAAACTACACACTTCTAACATGCCACGTAAAAAGAAAATGTCGATCAGCGTCGGAGCTGGTATGACTGCGAAGCAAATGAAGAGAAAGAAACCATATAATTCTGACATCATGGTTGATGTCCAACCTATTACACCTAATCAAAAACATGCTTTTGCCTCATACAATGAGGGTAAAAACTTATTCCTTTATGGTGCAGCAGGTACAGGTAAAACATTCATAACATTATACCAAGCACTGAAGGAGGTTCTTGATCCTCTCACACCATATCAAAAGGTAGTCTTAGTAAGATCACTGGTGTCTACAAGAGAGATAGGTTTCTTACCTGGTGACCATGAGGACAAGTCAGCACTGTATCAGATACCATATAAGAATATGGTCAAGTATATGTTTGAGTTGCCTACTGACAATGAATTTGAAATGTTGTGGGGTAATCTCAAGGCACAGGAGAGTGTGACTTTCTGGTCTACCTCATTCATTAGAGGTACAACACTTGATAACTCTATAGTTATTGTGGATGAGTCACAAAACTTGAATTTTCATGAGTTAGATAGTATAATAACAAGAGTAGGTGAAGACACCAAGATAATGTTCTGTGGTGACGTTGCACAAACTGATTTGGTAAGGACAAACGAGAAGAATGGTATCCTAGATTTTCAAAGGATCATCACTCGCATGCCTGAGTTCGATCTAATTGAATTTGGTCTTGATGATATCGTTAGGTCTGGTCTAGTCAAGAGTTACATCACCTCAAAAATTGAACTAGGTATGTAATGTACAATCATGTAGAATGTGACCTTCCCACCTTGAGTAGGAAGACTATTGACGGAGTAAGATACTACAATGTGAATGATAGACCGATGGTATCAATCACCTCGGTCACTTCTCATTTTAATAAACACATCTTTGTTGACTGGAGGAAGAGAGTAGGCAACGAAGAGGCAGATAGAATTACAAAGAGAGCAACGTCTAGAGGAACCAAGGTACACACCCTGATAGAGAATCATCTACTCAATCAAGAGGTGGTGTTAGACAATCCTAGCAGTAAGATATTATTTCTTCAGTCCAAAAAAGTGTTACAAAATATAAATAATATTTACGCTTTAGAAAAAAGTTTATACAGTAACGAATTAGGTGTTGCTGGAACTGTTGATTGCATAGCAGAGTACAATGGTGAACTGTCAATCATTGATTTCAAAACTGCTGCGAAACCTAAACCGAGAGAGTGGATAGAGAATTACTTTGTACAAGCAGCAGCATATGCTTGTATGTTCTACGAGATTACAAACATACCTGTAAAGAAACTTGTCATTCTCATGACGTGTGAGAATGGAGAGGTGACGGTTTACGAAGAGTATGATAAAATGAAATATATGAGATTATTAGTCAAGTACATCGAAAAATTTGTGGAGGACAAATTAAATGGCAACCAAAAATGAAATGAGAGCAGTTCTAAAAAACAAGTTCTTATGTCAAGATAAATTTACTAATGATATAGAAAATTTAGTTCAGAATAATCTTGATATGAATTACATTGAGGCGATCTGTCACTACTGTGAACAGAATAGTATTGAGATTGAATCAGTATCAAAGTTGATTACAAAACCTATGAAAGAAAAATTAAAGGGGAATGCAATGAACCTAAATTATTTGAAGAGAACTTCGAGGGCAAAATTCCTTGCTATCTAA